GTGGGCATACGCGATACGGTGTTATTGCTCAAGACTTACATAAAGTTGCTCCAGAAGCCGTAACTCCAGGAGATAACGGTGAAAAAGTTGAACGTGCTTGGGGCGTGGATTACAGCAAACTTGTCCCGATGCTTGTGAAGGAAATTCAATCGCTGCGTGCGCGTGTCGCACAACTGGAGAGCAAATAAATGTCTACTGTAATTAATTGGAATATTTCCGTTTTGAATTGCATCCCGCAGACTGCCGAAGGTGCAGATTATGTGATTTGTTGTCACTGGCAGTGCAACGGCGTAGACGGCGACTACAACGGCAGCGTCTACTCGACCTGTTCGTTTCCCGTCGTGCAGGGTGCTTTCACCCAGTATGCCGATCTCACGCAGGATCAAGTGCTGGGCTGGATTTGGGCCAACGGCGTGGATAAGGACGCGACCGAGGCTGCGGTGGAGGGGCAGATTGAGAACCAGAAGAATCCTCCGATTGTCTCTCCCAAGTTGCCGTGGGTAGCCTAATGATTAAACTCGAATTGACGATTGAAGAAGTCAACGCCATTCTGCAAGTGCTTGGCGATCTGCCCACTAAAACTGGCGCATGGCCTCTGGTGTTGAAGATTAAAGAGCAGGCCGAGCCACAGGTTCCGCCTTCGGAGCCGGTACAATAAATCTAGGGGTAGTCTATGGCTAACCTTTTTGACTCTGCGAATTATCCGACCCGAGAGCCGACCGCTCTGCAAGCGGGCGATCTCTGGGCGTGGAAGCGCACCGATTTGGTCACGGACTACCCATCGTCGGCGTATAGCCTTTCGTACATTGCGCGTCGAGAGATCACGGGCGAGAAGATTTCTATCTCGACCACCGGCTCGACCGAGGCTTACACGGTCTCGGTTTCCTCGACGACGACAGACAACTACGAAGAAGGCCGGTATCACTGGGTCGCATACATCACCCGCACCTCGGACTCTGCCCGTATCGAAGTCGACAAAGGCGTGTTCGAGGTTGCACCAAACCGCTCGACGAGTTCAGCCGATCCGCGCTCGTTCGCGCAGATTGCGCTCGACAACATCGAGACCTACTTAAAAGACCCAACCAACCTTGCAGCCGCGTCCTACTCGATTGCCGGACGCTCGCTCTCGCGCTGGAATCGTGCCGACCTTTTGACCGAACGCGAACGGCTCAAGGGCGAGGTGACGCGAGAGCGCAGGGCCGAACAGATCGCCAAGGGATTGGGAACGAACGCCACAATTCGCGTGAGGTTTACGGCATGAGTCTACTCGACTATTTCAAAAGACAAACGCCAAAGCCTCGCAAGCGATCCTTTGACGCAGCAAACACCGGTCGGCTTTTCTCCGACTGGCTCGTTCAAACCAAGACCGCCGACAGCGATCTACGCTATGCGCTCAAGGCCATGCGTGCTCGCTCGCGTGATCTCTGTCAAAACAATGACTATGCGCGGCGGTATCTTGATCTCGTAGCAACCAACGTCGTCGGGCCGCGTGGCATCACCTTACAGGTGCGTGCGCGTGAGCAGACGGGTGCGCTCGATCAAGTAGCCAATCAACAGTTAGAAGCGGCGTTCTATGCGTGGGCGCAGCCGGGCGTGTGTACGGTAGACGGTCGGCTGTCGTGGATTGATGCACAGCGCGTCTTTATCGAGAGCGTAGCGCGAGACGGCGAGTGCTTTGTGTTGTTCGTAGAGGACAATGCAAACCCATTCCGTTTTCGCTTACAGTTCATTGATCCCGACCTTGTGGATCAAGACAAGAACGAGATTCTGGCAAACGGCGGTCAGATTCGCATGGGCATCGAGATCGACGCCTCTGGCCGTCCGGTCGCTTACCATGTGCGAGTACGTCCGCCCGATGATTATCAGATCGGCACGACGAACCCCAAGACAGAGCGCATTCCAGCCGAGCGCATGATTCACGCATTCCGCGTAGATCGTATCGGCCAGAATCGCGGCAGTCCGTGGACGGCCACCTCGATGACGCGGCTAAAAATGCTCGGCGGTTACGAAGAGGCCGAGTTAGTCGCAGCGCGAGTGTCGGCTTCGAAGATGGGGTTTTTCGTCTCGGAGTCCGGCGACGAGTACCAAGGCGATGGCACCGCACCGGATGGCACGCTCAATATGGACGTGCAGCCGGGGCAGTTCTCGCAATTGCCCGCTGGCGTAGACTTCAAGGCATACGATCCGCAGCATCCCTCGACGGCTTTTAAGGACTTTGAGAAAGCGATGCTGCGCGGCATAGCCTCCGGCCTCGGCGTGTCTTATACGTCGCTGGCGAATGATCTCGAGGCGGTATCGTATTCGTCCATCCGCCAAGGACTGCTCGAGGAGCGCGACCATTGGCGCACTGTGCAGCATTGGGTCATTGAGCATTTTTGCCAGCCGGTCTACTTGCGCTGGCTGCGACAGACGCTCGACTCTGGCGTGATTAACCTTCCGGCAAACAAGTTCTTCAAGTTCAGCGCGACCCAGTGGGTGCCGCGTGGCTGGCAGTGGGTTGATCCGCGCAATGAGGCGGAGGCGCAGATTGTTGCGATCAATAACGGACTGATGACACGCACACAAGCACTCGCAGAGCGCGGCCTAGACATTGAGGATGTGATGCGTGAGCGTCAAGCCGAAGAAGAGATGATCGCGTCGTTCAATGTAACGCTTCCGGGCGGCACTTCTCCGATTCCTCCAGAGGTGAGCAATGGCGGCTAAATACGACATCGTTTGCGATCAAGGCGCAACCTTCAGCCGTCAGTTGACATGGCTCGACGATTCATCGAGCGCGGTGAACTTGACCGGCTACACGGCGCGTATGCAAGTGCGCGAAACGGTTGAGTCATCCTCGACGCTGCTGTCGCTGACCACGGAGAACTCGCGCATTGCTCTCGGCGGCACGGCTGGCACTATCACGCTAACCGTAACGGCAGCGGATACGGCAGCGGTCGTCGCCGGTCACTATGTCTATGACCTGGAGTTAGTCTCGGGCAGCACGGTGTATCGGCTCGTGCAGGGTTGCTTCACTGTAGACGCAGAGGTGACGCGATGACCGAGCGCATCATCGTTGACGAAACTTTGCAATCGGTCGTCATTGAAGAATCAAACAACGAGGTTGTTGTCCGCACCGGCTGGCCTGACGGCGCAAAGAAAGGCGCGAACAGCGACATCACCTCGCTGTCGGGACTCACTGGCGGCGTTGCTACGCCGACGTATATTGACTTCGCAGCGGCTGGTGCCACGGATGCCGAGCGACGACTGGCGTGGAATCCCGACACCGGCACAGTGCAAATCGGCATGGTCGGCGGCAACGTACAGGCCGAACTTGGGCAGACGCTGTATGCCTATGTTCACAACGCAGAAGGCTCGACGATTGCCAAGGGTAAGCCGGTCTATCTGTACCAAGCGACGGGCAACAAGGCATCGGTCAAACTGGCCTACAACACTACGGACGCGACCTCTGCCAAAACATTTGGACTCGCAGCGGAAAGCATCGCATCCAACGCAAACGGTCTAATCATCTGCCAAGGCGTGCTCGATAAGATCGACACGAGCGCATATAACCAAGGCGACACGCTGTACCTCGGCGCGACTGCTGGAACGCTTACGTCGACAAAGCCGAAAGCACCAAACCACATGGTTTATGTTGGTATCGTTGAGCGGGCCAATGCTGGAAACGGGCAGATTTATGTCCGCGTGCAAAACGGCTACGAACTGGACGAAATCCACGACGTGCAGATCAACTCGCCTGCCAATGGGCAGTTGATTATTTACGATGCCGCCACGAGCCTCTGGAAGAATGCCAACCTCACGGCGGGCACCGGCATCTCGATTACAAACGGCGCAGGGTCGATCACCATTTCCGCGCCGGAGAACGGCACGGTCACAAGCGTAGCAACCGGCACCGGGCTGACGGGTGGCCCGATCACCTCGACGGGCACGATCAGTCTCGCCAACACAGCCGTCAGCGCAGGATCGTATGGGAGCGCATCCGCTGTGCCGACCTTTACGGTGGACGCACAGGGCCGACTCACAGCGGCATCGAATACGAGCATCGCTATCGCTAACACGGCGGTGAGCGGCCTCGGTACGATGTCGACGCAGAATGCCAATAACGTCACGATCAGCGGCGGCTCGGTCTCTGGGATTACCGACCTTGCCATCGCAGACGGTGGCACCGGAGCCTCGGACGCATCGACCGCGCTCTCTAACCTGGGCGGCGTACCGACAGGGCGAACCGTAAGTGCAGGGACAGGGCTTTCTGGCGGCGGAGACCTCTCGGCCAATAGAACCATCAGCCTCGCAAATACCGCCGTCACAGCGGCCTCGTATGGCTCTGCATCACAGGTTGCGACCTTCACGGTAGACGCGCAGGGCAGACTCACCGCTGCGAGCAATACGTCGATCTCGATTGCTAACACGGCGGTTTCTGGGCTGGGCACGATGTCCACCCAGAATGCCAACAGCGTCAGCATCTCCGGCGGTAGCGTTACCGGCATTACCGATCTGGCCGTGGCGGATGGCGGAACAGGCGCATCGTCGGCCTCTGGCGCACGCACGAATCTGTTGCCGACTTACACCAGCAACGCGGGCAAGGTGCTCGCCGTCAATGTCGGTGGCACGGATGTCGAGTGGATTTCGGCTGGTGGCGTGGGCACGGTCACGAGCATTGATGTCTCTGGCGGCAGCACTGGGCTGACCACATCCGGTGGCCCGATCACAAGCAGCGGCACCATTACGCTGGCCGGTACGCTTGCCGTTGCGAACGGCGGCACAGGATCGACCACAGCGGGCGCGGCTTTGACCGCTCTCGGTGCTGCGGCCTCCGCCACGACCATCTCGGCTGGCACGGGATTGAGCGGCGGCGGCGATCTGTCTGCGAACCGCACCATCTCGCTCGCCAATACCGCAGTGACGGCAGCGTCCTACGGTTCGGCGTCCCAAGTTGGGACATTCACCGTAGACGCACAGGGTCGGCTGACTGCCGCATCGAACACGTCGATTGCGATTGCAAATACCGCAGTCAGTGGCCTTGGCACAATGTCGACGCAAAACTCCAGTGCGGTAACCATTCAACCCGCAGCATCGGCTACGCCGAGCAGCAACGGAGACATGGTGTTTGAGTTGACCGACAATTCCACGCTCACGATCAAGGTCAAAGGCAGCGACGGCACGGTTCGTGTGGTAGCCTTAACATTGACGACGACGGCGGAATCGTTCTTGAGGCTTGAGTAATGGCTGTTGACACAAAGCCTACAGAGGCAATGGCAGCAGAGGCCGCTCGCGGATTAGAGTGGCGCGAAGAGTTCGGACGCGGCGGCACAGAGGTCGGCGTTGCTCGTGCTCGGGACATTAAGAATCGAGCGAATCTTTCGCCCGAAACGATCCGAAGGATGGTGAGTTACTTTGCAAGACACGAAATCGACAAAGAAGCCGAGGGCTTCCGTCCGGGCGAAGAGGGCTACCCGTCCGCAGGGCGTATCGCGTGGGCACTCTGGGGCGGAGACCCCGGCCAGAGTTGGGCTAATCGAAAAAGCGCGGAACTGGATCGCGAAGATGAGGGACGAAATATGGACAAGGTAGAAACAAGGCACGTCGTCGCTGTCGTCGAGGACGAGGCAACCGTTACCGTGACATTCGCCAAGTCGGAGTACGACATGGACGAAAGCGAGGAAGCGGACGAGGCTATCGAGGCGCTGGAAGAAGCCGCCGAAGATGGCGAGGAAATCTTCGCCGAGGGCGAGCGTCCCAAGGATATGTACGGCAATGAGCCGTATGAAGAGGACTACGCTGGCCCTGCCAAGCGCAAGGGGCCGACAGAGCGTGTATTCCGCGCGGCGATCTTTGAGCGTGCGTCCATCATGGAAGATCAGCGTCGTGCGACGTTGGCCTTCTCTAGCGAGATGGCGGTCGACCGCGGATGGGGCATGGAAATCCTCGACCACTCGCCCGGCTCAATCGACATGGAGTTTATTGGCAGTGGCCGTGCGCCGCTGCTTGTGGATCACGAGATGGCCGACCAGGTCGGCGTCGTGGAGCAGATCAGCCTCGGAGCAGACCGCGTGGCGCGGGCTGTCGTGCGCTTTGGGAAAAGTGCGCGAGCCGAGGAAATCTGGCAGGACGTAAAGGATGGAATACGGTCAAACGTATCTGTCGGTTACGTTATCAGCGAGATGGTATCGGACGGAAAGCAAGGAGACCGGGAGGTTTTCCGCGCAGTCAGTTGGATGCCGCTCGAAATTAGTATCGTATCTATTCCGGCAGATACCAGCGTCGGCGTTGGTCGTGCGATCAACACTGCGCCGGTTGCCGAACCTAAAATCATTGTCAAGGAGACAAAAATGTCTGA